TTACGTACGTTTACTGTTGCGCCAATTTTAGCACCAACAACCGCAAATTGGTCATCGTAGTTACGATCTACTTCTGATGTAAATGTTAGTTCATTCTCTAAAACCATCAACGCTTCGTTAGTGATTTTTGAGATGGTTAATAAATTATTAGCCATGATATATCCTTATATTTAAATTGTTTAAATGCTACCTAATCTTTCCAGCTTGTCTACTTTGCTTCCATTGTTGATATGATCCTTTGAACTCTCCATTAGAATCAATACCAGCTTCTACAGCAGATGATGTAGAACCAATTGGTTTGATTGGTGCAGGTGCTTTACTTTTAACAACAGCAGGTTTAGTTTCAGCAGTTTCCGAGTTTTCAAAACGTGCTTCCAATTTCCCAATTTCTTTTAAAGCACTAGCCATAGACATAGAGTTTAGTTTATTACCGATTTCAGGATTTTCCGCTAGATGATATAAAATTCTAGGGCCAACTTCTGATTCTAAGATTGCATCTCGTACTGGATCGCTAACGACCACATCACTTGATTGCACCATGTCTTCATAGTCTGGTAATTCTGCTTTAGTAGCATTCATGCGTTCTTGCCAAGACCCTAAGACCTTATCACGTTCCGCTTGTACTACCTTATCGGCATCTTGCTTATCTCTTAATCTTAATGCATTTTCAGCAGCATAAGTAGCTAATGCTTCAGCATACTCAAAGGCATCTGCAAAATCATCTGGTAAAGGTTTGCCATTAGTTTCAACTACTGGATTACTTTTACCTTCAATTGCATTTAATCTAGCTTCTAGTGATTCTCTAGCTTCACGTTCTTTAGCTAATTCTTGCCTAGCTTGTTCACGTTGCTTAGTTAATTCACTAAATCTTTTTTCAAGTTTAGGATTTTGTTTCTTTTCTTCTGTTGCTTTAATATCTTCTTGTCCACTCTGTTCTTCGCTTTCTTCTGGCTCTGCTGGAGTTTCCTCAACAGCCTCATTAGAATCGTTATCAGCTAGACCTAACCTATTTGCGTAAAATTCTTCCGCATTTTCACTCGTTAATACACTTCCTGCTTCTTTTTCTGACATGGATAACTCCAAGATTTTTACCTAATGAAACCATTAGTAGATTTAATGCTTATATCTTAATCACTTGTAACGCTTATGTAAAATTACTTATTATATTTTTTCCATTCGGAATGCATAGATTGAGCTTTAGGATAATGTTCTTTAGATATTTCATCTCGTCTTTTTTGATCTTCTCTTGAAATTCCATCATCTGATAAATTATGTCGTTCTAATATTCCTAATGCTTCTTCATGATGTGGAACATTACCAACTAAATTAGTTAATCTAACAGCATTTTCTGAATGAGCATTTCTTTCTTCATTTTCTTTATATGTTTTCATCCAATTACCCATATGAACTGGCTTTGATTCTTCTATAGCTTTTGATACACGTTGTGAATTTTTTGCTTTAGACATCATTAAGTCAAAATCTTTAGCATCTTGACTTCTAGTATCTTTTTTACCAGCACGTTTAGCCATTTCTGCTTTGTCAAATTCTGCTTTTGTTGATCCAATTACTGTAGCCATTATATTGCCCTCTCTGTAGTTTCTGATGATGCCTCTTTTGCTGACTTTTCGCTAAGATTAGCTAATAGTAATGCAAATTGACCTTTAATGTGTTCAATCTCTTTTTGTGTTTCTGTTTTAATAACTGTATCCATAGCTTGAGTATGAGTACGCATTTCTGTATCGTTTCTACGTTCTGCATCACGCAATTCAATATCATGCGCTTTAGCAGTCTGTTTCATCAACTCACGTTTAGTTGCACCATCTTCTTTAACTTGTGCTACCGACTTAGCAAATGCTAAATCTTGTTGTAATTGTTGATTAACTTGTTGCGCTTGTTGTAATTGCGCTTGCATATTCTTCAATTGCATTTGTACTTGTGGTGGTACTTTAGACTTATCATCAATTTGCGCTAATGGATTATTAACTGCTAAACGATCTGCAATTGTTTCAGCACCAGGAAAGTCCATGTTACGGAATATCAAATCACCAGCTTGTTGCATTAGACTAGGATCAGCAGTTAATAATGTCATCATGCTATCAACAGCTTCTTGTCGTTTGCTGTTGTAACCTGGTCCTGTATCCATTACTACATCATATTCTCCAACAGTTACATCATTTAATACTCTATTAACGCCTTCTTCATCTTGACCATATTCGTTAATCGTCAATAGTTCTGGCTTACCATCATTACCAATGATACGCAATACGCGTTGGCGATCATAAATCTTAGGTATTAAGTCTAGTATAATTTTACCAGTATGACGAATTGATCTTGTTAAGTTATCGTAGTAATGGAAGTTCACCATGTCTACTTGCTGTTGCTGACCTTGTAATGCTTTACCTGATATGTTGCCTTGTGGTAATTGACTAGGATCAAATATGCCAATTACTTGTTGTAAATCTGCTGTAATACCTGCTGCTGCTGCCATAATACCTGCTGGTGGTGCTTCAGGCTGTAATCGTTGTGGTGATGGTGCTGGCTTACCATCAATATCAGTTTGTTTGTAACGCAGAACAGCAGTAGCTTTAATATTAGCTTGCGCCCATTCTGTTTCATGTCCTTCATCTTGACCTTCAGCAATCAGCCATTTAGCTTTAGGTGCTAATGCAATAGATTCTGTAATAGATGTTGTCCAGAAGTTATACATACGTTGTGGATCTTTAGCCATACGCACCAAACCATACTTCTTGCGCTTGTTTTCAACTACTAATTGCTGGCCATAGATTGGTACAATAGGAATATATTTACCTGCCCATGTACCTTCTTCAAGTATTTCTAAACCTGTTAGCTTTACCCATTTAACATATTTTTTAACTGAATCGCGCTTATCAACTACTGTAATTCCTGCCATATCTAATAGTTCTTGTTCAGGCAGTTCATCTTCAAATACTGATGTGCCATCCGATAACATTACTAACTTAACTGGCTTGCGTTCTGTATAAAAGAATTCTGCTACGCGTATATCTTCTTTCATTACCCATTCTGCGTTGCTATCACCTGTACCGCGAGAATGAAAGCCTTGACCATCATCAGCATTTGGATATTGCGCCCTAAATTCTTTTTTGCTTAGTAATGTAGTAATTAATACTCGATCTGCATCTGAACCATCAGGCATGACTGAATTAGGATCAAAATATACAGTAAATGGATTAGTAATAGCTTTAATGTAAATCTCTTGGTCAAAGCTATCATCTCTTAAATAGTCTGTTGTAATGCGCCAATATCCCCATCCCATGCGGACTGCAAAGTCAAAGGCATTATCATAGGCTTGGTCTGCATCTGATTGAACTTCAATATGTCTAAATATGCCACTAATAATATCAGCCATCTTAGCATCTGAACTCGTGTTCATGCCATGCGCTTTCATTCTTGGTCGTTGTTGCCTTTGCTGATTAGTAACTTGACGACAATATGCATCAACTTTATTAATTGTTAAGCATGGTCTAGCTTCTAATGTGCGACTATTCTGTATTTCTACGGGCCATTGGTCACCAGCAGCAAACTTTAAATCTTCTAATGCTTCAGCACGATTATTAGAATCTGCTTCTGATGCAAGCATTAAAAACTTTTTAGCTTCTTCAATACGCGGATCGTTATCTAAGTTTGCTTCTTTTTTCATATTAGCCCATCCAAGAGGCCGTAGCCCCATAATTTTGTTTTGGTTTCTTGCGTTCTTTAGTATCAGTAATCATTAATCCTATGTACCGAAAAGCATCAGCACCATGAGAATAAACGTCATGTAATGGTGTTCTGCTAAATTGTTTAGTATCAGGATCTACTTCATACCGATAATGTCTTAGACATTGTAAACCTTCTTCACAGTTTTCTCTATCAAAGTAGCATTGCGAAAATATTGTTCTAGCAGCGTTAATAGAATCTGCTACTGGTACTCTTGGCAATATATTAGTTTTGTACCCAGCATTACGCACAATATCTTCTATAGATTTGCCATTAGAACCAATAGTTTTATTTTGTCCATCATGAGGCAAATGTAAAGTATCGTATACATATCCTAGCTTTTGCATTTCAGATAAATAGTAACTCATGGTTTGTTGCGTATTTTGCATATAGTTAATAATGCGAGTTTCCATGCCTATAAACTGTACAAACCATATAGCTGTATGGTCTGCCCATCCTAAGTCAAATACAGCATGAACAGGTTTTGCGCTATCATAAGGCACTCTAGTAATTCTACCTGCTAGTTCTGCTGCTTGCATCTCTTTAGCAAATATTGCACCATCTACTGTTAATCGGCATAAGCCTTCCCAAACAGTATTGTATGCTTCTACATCCCTAGCTTTTAACGCATCTTTCTCAAGCACTAGCGTTTCAGGAAACCAAGGATTGTCTGACCAGTTAATCTTTTGCAGTATAGTATCACCAGGCGGATTCAATACGAATCGTTGATAGGTTTCGTCTGATTCTAGTTCCGGATTGAATGTAATCCATATCTCTGACTTCTCCTTACGAATGGTCGGTATTAATACATTCCAACTTGAACGACTAACAGCTTGTGCTTCTTCTACCCAGCATATATCTACGCCTTCGTAAGATTTTACATTAGCCACGTTGTTCTTTAATCCAACAAAGCTAAATTCACTACCGTTCNTACCTCGTATAGTAGATTGCGTAACATCATAAAATGAAGTTAAGTCTAAAGCAATAATTTGGTCACTTAATAGCTTATGAACAGAATCTTTTAAACTTGTTTGAAATTCTCTGGCGCATAATATTCGTAATGGGTCTTTAGCAGCCTTAATAAGTAAAGCTCTTGCAACTCCCCAAGATTTAGCCCCACCACGACCACCATATAATACTTTATAACGAGATTTCTCAAATAAGCATTCCAGCTTTTCTGGAAATTCAACTTTTGATAAATCTTCACTCATTGCGCTTTTACAAATGTAACCTGCAAACCTGAAAGCAATGGACTGCCATCACTATTCTCTACCGCTTGTATTGCTTTACCATCTACACGATCTATCAACTCTTTAATAGCCCATGCTTCACCATCTTCTGCGGATCGTATAAGGCTTTCAGCTACCATGTTGAGTCTATGTGGCTCTTGCGTTAATACCTTGCGTAACTTGTCATAGAACAATCTGGACTTAGCAGCATTTTGATTGCCAATTTGTCCACCTCGCCCATCTTTCGTTTCGATTGTCATATTCTTGATTCTTAAAAAATTATAATGTTGGTGCTGGCTGTTCAGTTGCTACATATTCAGCAGATGGATTCATAGCTGTTTTATCTAATACTGGCTCTTCTAAATCGTGTTGAGATGACTCTGATTCTGCTAATGCTAAATGATCATATTCTGATTCAATTTGTAATGTAGCTTGTGCATTTATTTCTGAAATTAATTCTGCAACTTCTTCATAAATACCTTGCTCAAGATGTTCTAATATTAATTCAATATCAGTAATATGTAAGTCTAGTGTGATAAACATTTCTTATTCCTCTATAATGGCTAAAACGTCATCTTCTGTAATGACGATAAGATTTTGGTCTTCATGCTTTACTGATTGACCTGTACTACGACCTACTATTGCTATATCCCCTACCTTTACCTCTTTTACATCATCACCAATAGCAATTACTAAGCATTGATCTACAGGATCTGTTTTAGTTAATATTAAACCAAAATCTGTTTTTGTTTCTGCTTCTTGTCTTTTAACTACAATTCTATTATGTAATGGTTTCATTTATCATTTCCTATCCAACAAACATCTTTCCATGACATCAATAAGTATTTAACACCATCTTCATAATATGGCATAAATTTTAGATATTCTTCTTTAGCTTCACGATTCATAGTACCAAAACGAATAAACTGTCCAACCTTTACTGGCATTACTTCACGTTCTGTTGAACTGATTAGTTTACCTGGTCCTACCTTTACGATAGTACCCATGTTGTCTTCTTCTGATTGCAGAACAACTATTAAAGATGATTTAACACGTTCTTTAGGCTTTACTAAAATCTTATCTCTTAATGGATTAATCATGATATTTAGCTGGCCTTCCTCTACGTTTAGCAATTTCTGTATTAATAGGTAATGTAGGCAATTCTTCAAATAATGGAAATGATGATTCAATAAACTCACCACATGAATTGCTTGAGTGTTTATTGACTGTTTGAGGGTAACGCGTACACGCACCTATAATATCTTGACTAGCAAAGTATTTACAATTACCGCAGATTTCTGTTATATTTAATTCAGCCATTTAATTTACCTTAATTGGTTAGAACCCACACCTAATGTAAAGAGTTAAGTGTGGGTTTGTTTTTATTAATCTTGATCGTGATCCATGCGTTTGTGTTCATAAACTACTGACTCTTTACGACCACCTTTACATTCACCTAAACGACCATCAATTTTACCAGCATGACTAGCTTCACGTAAACCTAAACCATCTGCTTTACCTTCTGCAACACCACCTTTAATAGTTTGCTTACGTTCACCACTAGCATCAGAAGCATTTACACCTTTTGGCAATTTCTCACCAGTTTGACCTTTAGCTGGTCTTTTATCTGCAATACCCATAATAATTCCTTTTTTGTTTGTTAATTAACAATTACATTATACGCTAAAAAATGTTAGGTACAATATCAGTAAATCCCATCCTAAACTTTAAATCAAAATCCCAATTACTTATATCAATTTTTGACACATACTCTGGCACTATTTCACGATTAGTATAATTAGTATCGTCTATAGTTTTATAAGCATCTTCCCATGACTTACCATTTAATCGGTAATTTTTAATCTTTAATATCCATTCACCAGATAATAACTCAAGTAAATGATGATTAATTGTAGTTCTTTTTACACCTAAATGATCTGCAATTTCTTTAATGCTAGAGTGCTGGTTTTTGCAATATTCTAATATTTTAACTCGTATAGCAATAGATTTATTTTGCATTTAACATTACTTTCGTTTTAATTAATAATGATTGTTCATCTTGTCCATATTTTTTTGCAAAACCTCTTGTTCCAAGTCCATGTAATCCTTGCGAACTTCTATGATGTTCTGGACATAAGCCAATAACATTAAAATGAGAGTTACGCTGACCCATACCCATTCCAGTACGCAGATGATGTATTTCACAAGGTGTTTCTCCTAATTCTAAAACATGGCATAAAATACATCCTAATTCAGCAACTTTAGATAAATGCTTTCGTTCTTCATTTGTCATAAGCCCAACCAAGATTAGCTGCGTAAACTTCTATTGATAATTGATAATCTGACATTTCTTTTGTATTTAATTTAGTTGTACTTTTAATTGTTTCAACCCATTCACCATGAATATTTTTTTGAGTGCGTAAAAACTTAAAACCCATTAATTCATGTATATCATCTGGTGCAATGCCTAAGTGCTGACCTACGCTTCTGTAAATATCCCATAATCTTGAATTTTGTTCTAATGATCGAGTAGATTTACATTCTTGAATAACTACTTCCCAATTCTTTTTAAAATCTAATGATTTAATCTTTTCGACTAAATAAGGTAGATTAGATTCTGATAAAGACCATGCCTTCATTTTAATTCCTCAATAGTAACTTTAATGTGACCACCAATATGTGGTGACCAATATGTATGTAAATCTACAATTTGACTATCATCTTCCCATACTTTTGCATGAGTTAAAGAATCCAAACTGCTTTTTTGAACATTATCTAAATCTCGCCTTCGATTATCAGGCCTATGACATTCTAATGTTACTTTTAATTTACCTTTAAGAAAATAATCTGCTTTCTGTTCTATTACTTGTGCAATTATTGCTTTTCTATAATCTCGGCCTTCTTTAGATATGATTATTCTATTTTGAAATATTCTATAATATTTATTAATGCTAGGAGGCCAAGGCAATATTAAACTAATCATAATCAACCATTTTTTCGTATTTTCTAATTAGCTTGTAATCTTCATTCTCATAGTCATCAGATTCTTGTGCTAATCGTTTTTTTCTTTTAAAAATCTTATCATAATTATCTTCATAATTTTTAGTTTGTTTTTTACTGCGTAATTCATCACCAGTTATTTCATTGTGCGCCATCGTCATCATCCTCATATCGTTCTATAAATTGACCTATTGCATATCCTTTAAAATCGCTATCTACTAAAACTGGCTGTTCTAATGAATCTTGCAATTTTATAATCATATCATGTAAATCATCTAATGATTCAGCACATAAAGTTAAAGCACAATGTCCATAAGGATTATTATTAGTATCATAATATACCTCACGAAATTCAAGTATATTATCGTCTTCATCATCTAAAGAAACATCTACTACTCGTATATTCCAACTCATAATAACTCCTTTGCTTTTTGTTTTGCATCATTAACATTTAAAAAATAACCATAACAAATATTACTTTTATTAAGTCCATATTTAATTTTATCGTAAATAACATATTTTGCAATTATAATGTTATTTGATTTTATATGATATTTATCTACTTGAATCCATTTCATTATTTTCATTTATCGTTCCTCATTAAATGTAATTTACTAATAGGTAAGGTTGTTGCATTACTCTTACTAAAATATAATCCACTTAATGCTTCGCTACCTTTTTT